GTATCTGTTGCTTTCATATAAGCAACTAAATTATTTTTTATTTGGTCAAAATCTAATTGACTTGCTTGAATTCTGCGTTCTATTGCCATTATCGTAATCTCTCTATTGTGGTTGATATATCTACTATTTCATTGCTTGATATAACTCTACCGGTTACTGTGATATACACTTCATTTTCATCAGCCTTAGCTTGAATGTTTGTATTTAATACTGCTATTCTTGGTTCCCAATTTTCTAAAGCAGTATTAATAGAAGTAGACATACTTGCTGCTGTTATTCGAGTCATATTCTCAAATAGGTATGACCTTAAATTAGCACCAAAGTTCCAATTAAATGGTCTTTCTCCATGATTCGTTCTTAATATATTTAAGACACTTTGAATTATTGAAGCATTATCTTTCTTTATTCCAACATCATTGGTATTAGGATTTTGCTTAAAAGTAAAATCTAAATCTTTATACGTTTCTTGTCGTGCTATCTGTGCCATATATCTTATTTATACTAATTAGCGTTAGGTCCAGCAGTATTTGGCTGGTCAACATTATTTTGTCCATGTGTATGAGTATTAAGTGTAATACCTTCTGCAGTTAATCTTAAATTACCAGTTACATCAACATCACCATCTAATGTAATTTTTTTACCACTACCAGTTACATCTATTTTTATATTATCAACACCTATTAATGAAGTTGTTCCAGTAATATTAGCTGTCATATCACCAGTAATATTAGCAGTAAGGTTACCACCAACAGCAAGGTTTACATCTTTTGCTACTGCAATATCTGCTTGACCACTAACAATAATTCTAATATTACCAAATACTTCAAGAGTATCTTGACCTACAACTAAACAATATTTATCTCTTACAATTCTTTCATTCTTTGTGCCATCAGGCTGTATCTCATATTGAGTACCACTCATATGTCTTTCTGTTATACGTTCATGTCCCTTTGTATCATCATACTCTTTAAGATGACCACTTTCTGTTTCAAATACATTATTATATGGATATTCTGGAGCATAACAACTTGCTGGTTGATATTCACCAATAGGTTCATCTCCATGTGGATCTGGACCAGCTCTTACTCGTATATTATTATCTTCTGCACCATCGGTCTTAGTAGGAAGAGTTCCCATAACCATAAACTCTTGTTGCGCTGGGTCTCTAAACATACCACAAACTAATGTACCAACTAATAAATTTACTGAATGTCCTACACCACTTTTAGCTGGTGTATTTGAAGGCATCATAACTTCTGACCATGCAAGATCTTTTTCTTTTATATTATACTCATCACCTTGTCTATTATCATGTGACCCATATACACGAACTCTAACTCTTCCAAGTTTTAAAGGGTCTGTTACATTTTCTACTATTCCAAATAACATTATTCTTTACCTTCTCTTACTAATCCTATATTTTGTGAATATTGCATCGCTCCATCTTCCATAATATACCTATGATTTATATTAGCAATTAAATATGTTCCATCCGTTTTTGTTATTGATACTTGACCTCCACCTTGTGCAACATTAACAACCATTCCACATCCTATACCTGGAATAGCTACAACATTAGTGGCCATTAATGTTGTATTAAATAATCTATACTTCATATTTACTAATATCTCTTTAGATACTACACTTCCTGGGTCAAATAATGATTTTTGTGGATAGCTTGTTATTTGTCCAGCTGGTCCATCTGCTTTTTCAATATTACTATATAAATTTTTACTAAGTTTCATTCTTGTTATTTCAACATCAGTTGTTTCCATTGGTGGAAGAACTTTATTTGTTGTTTCAGAAATAGCAACCTCTGTAATTTTTTGTCCCCACATACCGCCTGATAATTTTGTTATAAAATTTTTATTATAATCTGGCATAGTAAATGATGAAGTAGACCCTATAGTTGATGAAACCTCAGTAACACCCTGTTTAGTTATTTCAGCAGAATGTATATGAAAATTCTCATAATGCTCACTCAAAAATTTATTATTTTGCATAGTATGTATAGATGTAAATCGTGTTACGTTTTGATCTATTAATCTTTGATATAAAAACATTGGAGTATCATTTTTATCATATGCACTTAACACCACATTTCTTATAGCATTTTTTGCAGAAATATTAGGTACAATATATTTTCCTTTAGAAGTTGTTTCAGAATCAAGTGCTAATATAACTTTTGGACCATGAGTTTCTTGCCATAAAGCTGCAAGTATATCATTTGATGTTCCAGTATAAGAATTACAAATTCGTGCTGTAGATTCATTTAAATTATTTATTGAAACTAAATTAATATTATATGATTTACCTTGTTTACTAATAACTTGGTCAGTAACACCATCAACATATAAAACTATTTCTGTTGGAACATCCATATAACTATAACTTAGTTTAATAGAAGTTAAAGCTAATCCTCTAAAAAAGAGGTCAAAGAAATTAAGTTTGTCTTCAACATGTATAGTTCCTTTAATATGACCATGAATACTTTCATATAATGACATTGATGTACACATTGAGCTTATATTTGTATTATCTATATAAACTTCAAAATTATCTATTTTAAACATTATGCACCCATTTCATTAATAAATTTGCGTGCAACTTCCTTTATATTGTGAGGCTTTATTATTTTTAAATTTCTATTTTGTTCTGTTACAGCAGACTCATAATCGATGTAAGTGAATGCAGTTGTACCAGCTAAACGTCTTGGTACCCATTCTTCAGTTGAATCATCAACATGATGATGAGGAGCATAAGCTTGTGACTTAATAAAATTACATGCAGCTGAATCTTGAGAATTAACACCTTGTATAGTTTCGCCAGTTATAGTAAATGTGCCTGATGTTTTTTCAATAACAAGGTAACCCATGTTAACGTGTATTTCTTTAAGAATACCATTTGCATTTGATATAGAACCAGTGACTGTTTCACCTAAAATAAATTTATCATTTAGGTCATCATCAGTATCACCAGCAAGGTATTGATATTTTTCTGTACAATACTCTACTAATTGGGAATATTTCATTGGCCAATCATCCCATATATTTTTTATTTGAGGATTAAGTAATAAAAATGTCCAATGATATTGTGGTGAACCATATAATCGTTGGCTTAAATGGTCTGGTCTTTCACCATCAATAATTTCTATAGTTTGATAAAAACCAGCATTATTAATTAATTCGTCTGAAACCTTAGCTTTTGCTGTTAAATTTTTTAATCTATCGAAATTACCAGAACCATCTACATCAATTGTTATATTTTGTATATTTTTAAAATACATATTAGTATCCTTCCTCTACATCTTGTGCATAAAGTGGTGCCATTTCTTTAAGTCCTACAGTTAAACCAATTTCTACAGGTGCATTATTTTCATGAAAGAATGAAGATGTATTTGGATTATAAATAACACCAACAGTTTCAATAACACAAGGAGGCAATTGAATCATTTCTGTACGTTTTTCTCCAGCTCCATGAAATGATATAATAACATGATCAGGTACTGTTATAATCATTTTATTATCTTTTCTTGCATGTGCAGCTTTTCTAAACATTTTAATAAGACCAGCTGCATGTTCTGATTCTTGTCGTGTATCTGGTAAGATAGTCCAAGTAAATGTAAATGTTCTTAACGCAGTTGAATTATATAATAAAATTTCATTAGGGTTAGCAATCTTACCACTGCCTCTTTGTAATTCTGTTTGAACTACACTAGCAAGTCCAGCACCAGCAAGAGCTGATATCATACTAGTACTACTACCAGGTAGAAATTTTCCTCCAAGATAACCAGCTGCAGCTAAAGCTGTTTGACTTGTTAATGTTACTGGATTAAATACATCTGCATAATCTTTAGAAAATAAAGTTTCTGCGAAAGCTCCCATTTTTCTTGAATCATCATTATAAACCATCTGATCGTTTATTTGAATATCTGTAGGCATATATAAAGCAACTGAACCTATATATTTTCTATTTACCATAGTTCCAATTTTTTCAGCCCATTCTTTTATTTTATTGAATATAGCTTCGGCTAGCTTACCAGCCGTTGAGTCTTGAAGAGAATCAACTCTTTCTGCCTCTATATTGCCAATAGCTGCCTCTCCAGCAGCACCTTTATCTTTAACATAATCTACAACATTATTCCAACCAGCTTTATAACTTCCTTCCCATGCTGCTTTTGCTTTTTCTTGAACAAATTGAGCTGTACCTTGGCCAAACTCATCATTATCTACTCTCATAAATTCAAATAACATAAATGGTTCAATAGTATTACCAGATATTTCATTCATACGTCTAATAGCATATTCACTAGTTTGATTGCTATTAAAATTTATATCATCTGATTTAGTATCATTACCTACAGTTTCTGGATATTTCCAATGTTCAACGGGTAGTGTGCCAGTAGCATGTACATTAACTCCACCTGCTTGTTGCATTCTTTGAGCGTCGTTCATAGTTGTTCCTTTGTTCGTATAATAGTTATTTATACGAAATAGTATAAATAGTTATATGAAAAAGACATATTCTGGTACTTGGAAGCCAAAACACCCTGAAAAATATAAAGGTGACCTTAATTATATACATTATAGGTCCTTATGGGAGAGAAATGCGTTTAGATATTTAGACAAAGCATCATGGGTTAAATGGTGGAACTCTGAAGAGACCGTTATACCATATATATGTGCAACAGATCGTAAGATGCATCGTTATTTTGTTGACCTTACGATAAGAACAGACACAGGTCGTACTCTCTTAGTTGAAATAAAACCATTATCTCAAACCAAACCACCCAAAAGAAAACAATTAAAAGAAGCATTAGGTTATATGAAAAATGTTTCTAAATGGAAGTATGCTAAGAAATTTTGTAATGAACGTGGTTATGAATTCCAAATATGGACTGAGAAAGAACTTGAGGCTATGGGTATTAAGACAATGACTATGGGGTTTAAAGCAAGTAAAACAAAAACAGGTCGTAGAATATGGAAAACACTTAAGAAAAAGATATAAATATAAGTATGGCCAGTTTATTCGATAAGTTAGAATCAGAAGCATTCCGTAAGGGAATAACAGCTCGTTCAAGAGAAGCTTCAGCATGGTTTGAAAAAAAAGCAAAAGAGCTTGGACCATTAGGAAGGAATGTTCTTAAAGATGATAGATTAACAGCAAAAGCTAGACCTATAATTGGTGATATGATAATGTATACATATAATCCAAAGTTAAAAATGACTTTGCCATACTATGATATGTTTCCTTTAACGATTATGGTTGGTCCTGCGCCAGGTGGTTTTTTTGGTATTAACTTACATTATTTACCACCTAAAATTCGTGCTATATTTTTAGATAATTTAAATGCTGCTGCATCTAATCAAAAATTTGATAAAACAACTAGATTTAGAATTACATATAATTTATTAAAAGCAGCTAAGAAATATAAATACTTTAAACCATGTTTTAAGCATTATCTTACGAAGCATGTAGGTTCAAAAATAATGAAGGTAGATGCTGCTGAATGGAACATAGCAATATTTTTACAAACAGCCCAATTTAAGAAGAAAACAGAAAGTTATATTTGGGCTGCATCAAGGAGACAATATTAATGTCATTACCAGTAAGTATAGATTCAATTAAGTCAACGATTAATCGTCGTGGTGGTGTAGCACGTGGAAATAGATATGCAGTATATGTTTCTCATCCTTCAAAGGGTATGAATAGCTTATTAAAGTTTGACCCTGCAACATTACTTAATAATTTAATATCTGGCGATGGTATACATATAGGAGATTTTATTAGTGACCCAAGAGATATGTTTTTACTATGTCAAACTTGTACACTTCCTGGTAAACGAATAACTACAACTGAAGCTACTCATAATCATCATATGACAAAGAAACCATATTCAATGATGACAGATGAAGTATCTATGACATTTTTATTAACAAATGATTATTATATTAAAAAGTATTTTGATATGTGGCAAGAAATGATTATTGATAGTACACATGAACATTTTAAAGCATATTATAAAAGAGATTATTGTAGTGATGTAACTATACAACAGTTATCTACATCTAATGATATAATTCCCGGATATACAGTTAAGTTAGAGAATGCATATCCTATACAACTTGCAGCTATTGAATTAGGTAATGGAAGTGAAGGTTTATTAGAAGTAACTGTTACATGGGAATATGATAATTGGAGAAGCGTTGGATTTGTAGATGGAATTCAAGGTGTTTTTGGATCTTTATTAGATTCATTAAAAGCTACTAAGATAAAAACACCAGTTGCATCAAGTCCGAAAACAGAGCATCTAAATTTAGAAAAATTAGCTGCAGATAAAAGGAGATTCGCCGCGTTGGGTGGTGGACAAATAAGTTAAATAAAATAATGGAGAAAGATTGATATGTTGCCAAAATTAGCAACCCCAAAGTATGATATGATTGTGCCTTCAACAGGTGATACTATAACATATAGACCATACGTGGTCAAAGAAGAGAAATTATTGTTAATAGCAATGGAATCTCAAGATGATGTACAAATTGAGCAAGCAATTAGTGATATAATTCGTTCATGTTTAGATAATGTTAAGTTAGAAGATTTAACAGGATTTGATATTGAATTTATATTTTTAACATTACGTGCTAGAAGTGTAGGTGAAGGAATAGAATTACTTATACCATGTGAAAAATGTGAAACTAAAAATGAAGTAAAGATTAATTTAGATAAATTAGAAATTAAGAATTTAGATTTTGATAATAAAGATCTTCAGTTAAAGCTTGATGATAATATGACAATTGAATTACGTTGGCCAACTATGAGTGATAGGACTGCAAAAGCTGAAACTGGTACAGAAGTTCTTATTCATATGATTGCTAAATCAATTGGTACAATTTTTCATGGTGAAGAAATACATTCAACAAAGGATGTACCATTTGATGAAGTACTTGAATTTGTTGAAAGTTTAAGTTCATTTCAATTTGGTAAAATTATGGAATTGCTCATGAAGACACCATACGTTAGTTATGATATAAAATTCACATGTAAAAAGTGTGGGGAAAAGAACGAAGTAGAATTAAAAGGACTAGCTGATTTTTTTCAATAGCCCTTTCGCATGATTCAATAACGACGCATTATAAGACAAATTTTGCTTTAATGCATCAACATAATTTTCAATTAGATGATTTGAATAATATGTTACCGTGGGAAAGGGAGATATATGTTACCCTTTTAACGCAATGGATAGAGGAACGAAACAAGGAAAATAGTAAATATGGCTGAGAAACCACAAGAAGTCGCAGGTATTAATAAAGTAATTGCTGAATTAAAGAAACTTAATAAAGCAAGTGCTAAGGATATGCTTCGCGAAAGAGAAGCTCAACAACATGCCGAAAAAATAGCACTAGGTCAAGAAGTTCAAGAAGAACAAGGTTCTTCAATGATTTCAGCTGGAGAGGCTTTCCAACGTAGGTTCCTAGCAGGTCAAGCTAAAACAATTGCTGACCAAAAGATGCAAGATGAAGGTTCTAGATATTCCACTCAACAAGAAATAGGGTCAGATACCAAAAAAATACTAGAGGCAGTTGATAAGATTTATGGTATTTTTGAAAAGAAAAAAGGTGATGAGGAAGAAGAAAAAAGAGAGAAAGATAAAGACAAAAAAGATAAAAAGAAAGATAAATCAGAAGCCTCTAAATCTAGTTTCTTAGGTAAAGCAGCAAAAGGTGCTGCTGGTATGGGTTTAATGGGTTTAGGTATTGGCGCCTTTATGAGTGGCTTAATGGTTTGGTCAAATGTAAAAGCATTTAGAGGTGAAAATTTCCCTGAACAAGCAAAAAATATCTCTGAAGGTTGGGAACATTTTGGTTCAATGAGTACTACATCCATAGCCACATTAGGTGTAATGTTGGCTGGTGGTGCATTCTTAGGAATGGTTGGTGGTGTTGGAAAAGCCTCTAAAGCAGCGCTTGGTATGACTGCAATGGGAGCAGGTATCGGTGGTTTTATGTCAGGTATCGCAGCAGCAGGTTCTTTAACAGGTTTTGATGGTACAACATTTAAAGATAACGCTGCGGATTTAGCTGAGGCATTAGAAAATCTTGGTAAAGTAAGCGATGCACAAATGATAACTTTAGGTGTTATTGCTGCAGGTGGTGCAGTTTTATCAGGTAAAAAAGGAATTCTTTTAGCAAGTAAAGCTGCTACTGGTGCAGCTTTAGGTGGTGCTGCAATTGGTGGCTTTATGTCAGGTATTGCAGCGGCAGGTTCAATAACAAAATTTACAGGTTCAGAATTTAAAGACCAAGCAGTAAATACTGTAGCAGCACTTAAAGAATTAGAAAGTCTTAATGCTGTTACATTAACTACATTAGGTATAATAGTTGCAGGTGGTGTTGCTTTAACTATGGGTAAAGGCCCAGCTGGGAAAGGTGGTATTAGAGCAGCTGCAACAGCTGCATTAGGTGCATCAATCATGGGTGCTGGTATTGGCGGTTTTATGGTTGGTATTTCTGCTGCAAGTAAACTTG